CATTGCCCGTGGCAGTGGTGTTGCCTACCGCCCAAGTGATGCCAAAGCGAACGGGCGTGCCCGGTGCCCAGTCGTAGGGCAGACTGAAGTTGGCATACGCCTCCATCGTCTGGTCTGGGTAGTACGCCCAAGCATTTAATCCACCCTGCCACACTTCCAGCTCAGGCGTAGAAGGCACGCCGTAGAGCACCGAAGGCGCAATAGCGACAGACTGCCACGCTTGATCTGTTCGACCTGCAAGATCGGTAAAGTTGCCGTCTAGCTCAGGCCATGTAAGGGCCGAGCCTTTTGCGGCTCGGGTGGTGATGGTCATAGCTGGAAGATGCCGCTGGCGTTCCAAGTGATCGTGATGTCGCCGCCGTTGGGCGTGACAGGCAGACCAGTCACGGAGGTGTCGATGTAGGCCACCAGACGTGACGTACCCGCAGTACCGGTGTCGATGTAGATCACCAGTGCCTCAGCAGTATTTCCGCTGACTACCGTAAAGGTCACGTTGTCGCCGTCGAACAGACCGTTTGTCACGGTGGTAGTGCCGATGGTCTGCGCGGTGCCCACCACACCAGTCAGTGAGGTCAGAAACTGATGCGCCGCACTGTACGTATAGGTGCCGGTGTCCACCAGTGCGACCTTGACTGTCAGGTCATTGAGGTCGATGTTGGTGTCGCCGTCAAGCAGGGCTTGCTTGTAGAGTGGGTAGACTGCGTTTGCCATGGGTTACTCCGTATAAATGTGGGTGAGATTCTAGGAAAAAACGACCTGACCGTCAGCCAAATTGACTTTGAACGGACCATTTGTACTCGTGTAGTCCGCGTTCCACGACCCTATGAATACAGCAGTATTCCCCCTAGAAACATTGTAGATCATGAATCCGCCGGCTGTAATAGATGCGTTTGGTATCGTCGGGCTGTCCCAAGACATGCACGCTGAATCCTCATCCTCGTGGACGCGGCAGTTCGTCAGTTTTACGCCACCGGGCTTGTAGCCTTGCCCAGTTACTTCGCCTTTCGGCGTGTACTCGTCAGTGCTGGGTCCGATGCTCGCTTTCGAGGAATACAAGGCCAGCTTGTACTCGTCGTCCTGGATCAAACCGAGGAGCAGCATCTTCGCCGCCAGTGGTACTCCGGTCGTAATCATGCTCAAACTCCGTTAGGGCGAGGAGACATCGTGTTTCCTTCCCGTCCGCCTACCTGCGAACCGTCCGGCAGCATGTTCTTCGGCTTGGCCTTGCTCTTCGTGGCCCCGACGATGTTTCCTTCGTTGTCACGCTGGAACGCAACTGACTCAGGGCCGGCCTGCACCTCACCCATAATCATCTGCAGCTGCTGCTGGAGCTGGGTAATCATCTGTTGCTGCTGCTCGATCGTGCTAAGCTGCTGGCGATCAGGGACGATGCGGTCGACATTCCCGCTCAGGTTACGCGCTGCGTCTCGGAGCAACTCTGCAGTGCCCGGCATGCCGACGATCTGTTGAGCCACAGGGCTGTTCAAAACCAGCTGCAGGAACTCGTTACGGCGGATGGCTTCAGCTTCCTTGATGACCAACGAGGTGGCACCCTTGGCAACGATGTTCACGTCACCAACGAGGTCCGGGTCTTCGCTGTAGCGCAGGTTGTCCTGGTACAAGCGTTCGATGGCCGGCACGATGACGTTCTGGTCGATGTTGCTGATGACCTGCTTGATGCCTTTGCCCGCGTTGCTGATGAGCATGGACAGGCCCGACGATGTGCGGCCAGCACCGGGAGTGTTCTCACCCGACATGTACCGAGGGATCATCGTGTCTTCGTCAGCCCGGGCCGAGAACTTCTCGAACACAGCCATCAGCTCGTTGGCGTTGCTGTTCGGCTGGAAAAAGCTCAAGGGAGGAGACCCATCGTTCACTTCTGACGCCGTAAACTGCCAGATTTTCCAGGGGTGCATGTCCGTAATGTCCTCGCCGGCTGGCAGCCGCGAGATGTTCACACCGACCTGTGGGCCAGAGGAAATCCCCATGTTGTTCGCCAAGGACCGAGCAGCGGCGTTGACCATGGCCTGGGAATCCCGGCACAAGTCAGTAACACCCTTACCATCGACTGAACCTGGCAGGTTCTCGTACGAGGTCATGTAGTACGGCTTGCGGCCCAGCGGGTCGTAGTTTAAAACTGCACGAATGACTTTTGAGCCGATCCGCCAGACCTCGCAGGGGTAACTCAGCGCCGGATCGGGAATCTCCTTTTCCGTCAGGCCCCAGTCGAGCAGGATGCTGCCTTTGACCGAGTCCCACAACTGCAGAGCGTCAACCAAGTCGTCACTGATGATCGCCTCTGTGACGTACTTACCTTCAGCCTGGGCCTTGGACGCATCGGTCCACAGCCACTGCTTCATGCCTTCAGTGCCGAAGTTGTTCAGGACGTCACGGATCGCATCGTCGTTGTAGCCAGGTACGCCAATCAGGGCCTGCAGCTCGTCCGCCGTCAGGCGGTGGCGCTCGATGATGTAGCCGTCACCCAGTTCCCAGGACCACGGGGCCCAGTACAGGTAGAACGGGTCAACACGCTCCCACTCGTTGCGAATCTCTTCGCTCGGAACCAGTTTGCCGTTGTCCCATTTCAGGCTCTTGCGCCGGCGCTTGATCGGCCCCTTCAGAACCGCATACGGAAACGTAACGATGTCATCCAGGAACTCGTTGAACGCCTTGTACCAACCACCTTCAAGCAGCTGGTCTTCCATCTTCCGCTCCATGCGGTCAACACGCTGGTCTGACTCTTCCTTCATCTGACGCAGCGCCGTGTCTTTCATCTGGGTGGCGATGATCCGCAGCTGCTCTTCAGACGGTGGCTGGCCACCCTGCTCAATGTGGGCGATCAACTGCTGGGTCAACCGTTCCTGCAGCCCCTGCAGAGTCTCTGGGGGCATCGTCGGATTCGGCGTACCTTCCAAGCTCCACGGCTTGTCAGCACCAGAGCCCAACAGGGTGTCGCGCAACCAACTTGTAGCGGCCCGGCACTTCACCGAGGTCAGCTGCACAAAAATTTCGGACCCGCCCTGCTCCTTGATCTGCGTCTGCATCTCGGGGTCGTACTCACCATTGCGCTGACGAACGCACTTGAGCATGCGCTCTTCGAGTTGTCGTTTGGCAATGCGGGCGCTGTCCCAGCGAGTGCGTACGTGGGACGCAAGTCCCTGAATGACTGGCTGATTTTGCAGGTCGTCGCTGCGTCGTTTGGACTCTGCTTCCAGGTCCGAGGCGCGTGCTACGGGGATGAGGGCGATGCCAGTGGCCATGTCTTAGTTCCTTGGATTTCCTGGTCCGGGCATATTTGTACCCTTGACCAAAATGCCTTCTATCTGCAAACCCACCTGCGATGTAGCGCTCGAATTACACTGCCACTGGCAGTCTGTCTTTTCAGGATACCCACGAGGTATGCTTTTGTCGGACACGTAATTCTGTGCAAAAGGCGCTTGCAGAATGGCCGTGATGATACCGTTGGCGTTCTGTGTTCGCGACCGGTAATTGGTTATCTGGTTATTGCTCTGGTCAGTGAAACAATTTACTTTGGCCAGATAGAAGGTATGCCCTGCGGGTACGGTATATACCGTCATCGCGGATCGCCCAACACCGATGGCTATTTCGGCGTACGTGTGCACTTTGTCTGCCGAGCCAACCATTACTGCCCCAACAGGATTCGTCACACCAGTAATCTGGATACTGTTTATCCTGAAGTAGCTGTTGACCGTAGTAACCCCCGTCGTGCCATTTGTCAGGCGCAGCGTCTCCGAAATCATCTCGTAGGCTGCATTCAGCCCGGATACGATGACATCTACAGCCACATCAGACGCCGACGTGCTCCACAACAACATCTGAGCGGAGGCTGTCGGGTACGTATATACCGTCGCGTGCTCCCAAATCGGAATGAATGTGGATGACACTGCTGCCTGGTATCCACTGATATTCAGACTTGTGTGTCCTGGTACGAGCCCCCGTGCAACCTGAAGCTCGAATGACTCGACCAGGTTGTCGGCACCGATCGACGGGTAATATGTTGACATGAGGGCTCCAATGTGGGTTACAGCATTGTATCCCGCACTGTCAAGTAGGCAAGTGGTGCATCAGCTGTACGCATATTTCGCCTTTTTAACCTCTCGACGCTGGCTTCCCAGCTCTGCACCGCGCAGATTCATGTCAATCACAGCATCAGCGTACTGGTTCGCGTCGTGCACGTGCGAGAAGGAATTCTTGTCCGGCTTGTCCTCCATCTCACCGTTCTTCCGAATCTTGTACCGGTAGCCATACCGGAACCCCTTTATCAGCTGCTCACAGCGCTTATCCACGAGGTACAGTGCCTTACCCTCCAGCTGCTGTACCAAAAGCCGCTCAACAGCCTGTATGCGCTTCTCAGGGTCATTCGTCGGCGGTCGGACGCACTTGAACCCCGCATCCTTGACGATATCGACCAGCGACATCTCCCCCGACTGCTGTTTCGCATACCCCGCAGGGTCCGGAGCCACCAGAAACGTGCACCCCTGCAGGTTGTTCGCAATGTACGGGTTCAGCTTAGTGCGCAGAAACGTCTCGATGCCCATGTTCTCCGAGGTCAATTCCCCCAGGGTCAGCACTCGCCCGCGTGGGTCGCGCTGCTTGAACACGGCTGCCGGCGTGCGTCCGAAGTCCAGACCGATGATGATCGGGTAGTCTTTGCTTCGTACCGGCTGCAAATTGTCCGGGGCAATGTGGAATTCCGCTGTGAACGTCTTGTCGTACACCGGCGTGCCCGACAGGGATCGCCCGTACTCAGACCGCAGGTAGACCCGCAGCCAGTCCTCCGTCTTACCGGGGATCAAGTTCGGGTAATACTGCTTCGGCAGGTGGTCGTAGTTGTCGCACTCCGGGTTCACTACCCACTCACCCCCATCCTTGTCCAACAGGATGTCCTCGGCGTCCTCACCAAACTTGTCCACATAGACTTCTGGCTTCAGGATCGCTGCTGGCTGTTTGTAGACGGCCCAGTTCGATGGCGGGTTCTCCATCTTGTCGTGCCACCACGTCTCTTCGTCGGGCATGTTCGTATCGAACAAGGCGCAAGACCTCGTCGGCCCGCCATCTTTCGCTGACGGGTATCGGTTCAAACGACTCAGCAGGCCGTCCACAACCTCCGGGTGCAGTTCTCGGGACTCGTTACCCCACAGAAACGTCGTTTCCAGTGACAGGGCTTTTCGTACGTCGTCAGGGGTATCCAGCGGGATGAAAATCCACTCGGACTCCACGCGGGTGCCGTCCGACAGTGAGGCCTGCAGGATGAAGGTTTTCTCCACGGCCTTCCAGACACCTGCCTCTCCAGGGGGCAGCCAGTCAAACACCGTCTTTCGTGTCGTCAGGGCCAGCTGGTCCGCCGTGTTACGCACGATAACTGCCCGGGTCTTTCGGATGCCTTTGGCATTCGGCTTCTGACCGCAGGCCAGGCGCACGAGCTCATGAACGCAGGTCACAGACTTGCCTCCGCCCACAGGTCCGGCCAGCACGCGCACGTACTGAGCGTCCAGCATGAACTTCTCTTGGGTCTCTGTCGGGTTGTAGGCACTCATTCCAGGTCTTCCATGGGTATGTCGAGGACTGCGATCTGCTTGGCCGGCTCCACGTCGATGACTGGGCTGGACCCGTTACCCAGACTGACCGATTGAGAGCCCAGGTTGATCTGAATCTGGAACCCTGAGCCGGCCTGAATCTGCTTGTCCTCTTTGGGCTCCAGGTTACCAGCTTTCGTGAGGTACTTCAGGGTCTCAAGTTTCTGCATGAGTCCGACGTCGTTGCTCATGGCGCTCACGAACACCTGGTCCATCAGCATCTCGGCCTGCATCGCGGCCTTCGCCCTGAACACCCAGCCTGACTTTTCCAAGTCCGCACGCTTGGCGGCTACCGCCGCCTTGAACGGCCCGTAGTTCTCCAGTTGTTCCCAGCGGACACCACCAAAACCAAACCTGGATGCGATGTCCGCAGGCTCTTCCAAACCTTGGGCCATGGCCACGACCATCTCGGTCGGAATCTGCGTCATGGCTTTGGGGGACCACTGGTACTCCAGGGGTTCATCCGGGATGTCTGGCAGCTCACTGGCCATGTTTGACCTCTTGCTGGCGCTTGTATGCCTTCAACCAAGCCTCCAAAGCACCACGAATCAGGTGAGAAATGGTGGTTCCGCGCTTGTCCGCCACGGTTTTTAGCTCGGAAACGACCTCGTCAGGGAGGTAGAAATTGCGTCTTTTCATCGGAATGCTCCTGGTTTTTCCACGTCTGTATGTCCAATTTTAGCCTTTTTTCTCGTTTTTGCGTGTGTATACAGACGTTTTTGGGGTGTTTTTGTGTGGGGGTGGTGTGTATGCAGACGTATACAGATACGTGTGTATGTTGATTTTTTGTGGTCGCGCTGTGTGAGCCTCGTAAGCAGAAGCCGGGGCGGGGGTGGGGTGTGGGGGGCCTGTAGGGGGGTCGGAGTAGCAAGCCGCCCTAATGTGAGGATGGTCCCGCCGCTTACGAGTAGCAGGCCACCCCACTTTGAAGGCATCGCCCTTCAAGCCCCACGCTCTTAGCGCCACGCCGGATTTGCGCCGTGCGCATATACGCCTTGCACCCTTATTGGGCCCGGGGTAGTCTGCGCCGATACATCGCAAAACTGATTTGGGGGGATTCGATCGTTAAAAATTTATATGGCCCGCAGTGCGAGTAAGAGCCAGACTCTGCGCATAGGGAACTATTTGTCGGTTTTGGGTGAAGCAAACCGAACGCCATTTCCGGCCCTTTCGCCTAAACCCTAGGGTACCCCTTGGGCACGGTGGAAAAACGCCTAGCAAGCGTTCTGGGCTGGTTTTGGGGTGTGTTCTGGATGGTCCAGTGCATACCCTGAAACTAAAGGAATCAAAATGACTGCA